GCTCATCTATGGCCTTTTTAGATAGGTTATCTAGCTGCTTTGATACTGGAGTTATATCTTTTATGGAGCTTTTAGGATAATCCTGTGCTTCCTCTGCAGAAATCATACCACCCAAAGCATCTGCAAATACATCTCTCAATGCAAAGCCTCTAGCTCTCATCTTTAACATACGATCTGGGTAAGATTTCCATGGCCCTTGTCTATTCAACAGGCCTGCCTTCGCAGCTTCGCCCATTGTGAACTGGGATTTATACCAGGATTGGCCCTTCCTTTTAATCTCACACACTGCGGTTCTTGCTGATCCTTCTCCAGATATAGTTTCTTTTATATCCTCAAACTCTGGATGCCTTCTGCATAGTGCAATCATTGTATCTCCATAGATACTAGGCTTGCCATTTATTACTGCAACATTTTGTAGGGCCTGGATTGGTGTAAGCTTTAACTCTTTACCCCAACTCATAGCCAGGAATATATCCTCTGGCTTGCCTTGAAATTGTTTTGGTACAAGATTGCTATTTGATATTTGTTTTGCAAAAGCCATCATGTCATCTTTTTTTACTAGATCACTCATACTAATTTTCCTTGTCTAGGATCTTCAGTTAATGGTTTAAATAAAATATCTATCAATCTGTAAGATCCTTTAAATTTAGATTGAAATACTTTAGAGCTTGGTTGCAAGTGCAGCAGCTCATCTGGTTTAAGCTGCATTAATTTTCCATTGTGAACTATCTCTAATCCACCTTTTTTAATTGCAGCCTTTACTTCATAATCTCTGACAGAAACAAATTTGCCTTGCCAAAGTTTAGTTACTTTCTTTTTTTTCATTGTTCTCCTTTATTGAAATTGTATTAGATCTTTTGCTGTATGCTTCCTGGGCAGGTACAACCTTCTCTGGTTTAGCTTTGTAATTTCTTACAGGCCAGGATATTGCGAAGTCATTGTACTTACCAAAGGCAGCTTCTCCCATAGCTCCTTTGATTATATCTTGAGATGCCTCTATCTTTTTCTTACCAGATTTAATCTCAAGATTACCTTCATGCCAGGTATTTATTGCATCTCCAATATGATTGTTACCAGATAGATCTACAGTTTTATCCAGTGCTTCTGGATAGACTAAAGAATAATCTGAACTTTTCTCTGGATCATAATACAATTCTTTTTCTCTTCTGTTCCAAAACTCACGCACTGCATTTCTTATCAGTGATTGTGTTTCCTTGTTCTCAAGGATTGGCCAGTATTGGATCTGCCAAGTCTTGGTATTGAAAACCATAACAACAGCTTTGCTTGTAAGAGTACACATCATCTGGCCCTGGACTTGCACTGGCCCTCTGTACAAGGGCAGCTCATCCTGGGAGATAGATGTTACTTTGTATTCCCAAAGTATATCTCCTACTAAATCAAATGTTTCTCCCAAGGGATCTGTGATTTGTATTGGTTCTTTTGCAACAGCCCAATCATCTATGCTTGCTCCCAATGGAGAGTGTACATCTGTATATGGTTTCAAGTTAGCTCCCTTCTTAAACTGTAATTTTGGAAAATGTTTTTTTGAAATTTTTTGTAACATTTCTTCAAAGTAATCTGTGTACTTTGAATAGTTATTCTGTTCTGGTTCTACCCAAGCTCCATTCTTTTTGTCTATGAACTCCTGGAGTAATTCGTTTTTACTTGGTGCAGCAGGATGCCCAACTCCCATCAAAGATGGTAGCCTGCTACAAGTCATATATTTTAAATCATCTGTAACTTTCATGATTTGCTCCTTTTTTATGTTAATTTACTGTACAAAACAAGACTATTATTTGTACATTTCTAGGTTTCGGACAGAGCTTGCATACCATTTTCCATTAGATCTGGTTACAATTCCTCTGGCATTTAGTGCAGCAGCTATACCTCTGTAGGTATCTACCTTACCAACATCTCTAATCTCCTGGATCTTTGGTAAGATCTCTTTAGCAAAATTAGCTGCAGCTTTCTTCTTGGCCTGGACAGCAAGAGCTGCGGCCTGTGCAAGATTGGTAGTGTTACCAAGCTTGGTAATCAATCTGTTAGATTGCTTGGTTCTGTACTTGCCATCTTGTTTTAATTTTTTTTTGATCTGGCCCAAACCATTTCTGGTTCTTTGTTTAATTAGTTTAACTTCTCTCTGGGCCATAACAGCTAGGATAGCAATCGTAGTTTCATCTGCTTCTGGCATATCACAGATAGTAAATTTAACGTGATCCTCCTGGAGCTGTAAAAAGAAACTAGCTTTTCTAGTTAATCTGTCCATGGTTGCAATCAACAATCTTGCATTGTTTTCTTTTGCATATTGGATGGCAGCCTGGAGCTGCTTCCTGTTATTGTTCAATCCGCTTTCTTGTTCAACAAAAGTATCCAACAAAACAGATCCTTCTCTTTGTGAAATAAAATCTTTGATCTTATCTTTTTGAGCAGCAATACCCAGGAGCTGCTTCTTTGTACTGGTTCTTAAATAAGCAACATAACTATTCATCTTTTGCCTCCTCCTCTTTTTTAATTTTGTCAATCATTGGTATAAGCTCCATGATGTTTTGTGCATTAGCTTCTGATTTAAAAAGCTTGATAGCTTTTTCTACGTTGCTGAAATATCTGCCTTTGCTTTTTTTATTGTACTTCCAAATCAAAAATCCAGAGTGAACCTTTGGAATTTTTAGAGCTGTGTATAAACTTCTTACTCTCTCTGTACTCAATCCATTTATACCCTTCTCATACTTTTGGACTTGTTGAAACGTAACTGAAATCTTTTGGCCAACTTTACTTTGTGTTAATCCAAGTTGCTCTCTACGTTTTTTTAACTTCCTGCCAATAAATTGATTGTAAGTAAGTTTAGTTTTTTTCGGTACGAACAGTATCATCTCCGACATTGTTATCCTCCTGGTTTATTTTTTTAAATACGTAAATAGATTTTCCTATGACTTTGGTTTTGCTGTCATGCTTCTGGAACACAGCTAGTGATTTCAAAAAGAAATCATGCAGCTCTCCTTCTGTTTCAAAGTCGTATCGTAATACTTGGCCAATGCTAGAATTAACTAGCACTGGCTTGTAAGTTTTTTTGGTCAAGATTCCACCTTTTGTAATTGTGAATATTGGACATCTGGTTTTGAGTACATCTCACAAACCCAACCAACTGCAGCAGCTCTGTAAGTTTTTTGAGTGCCATTTTCATATTCAAAAACAACAAGGTCATTCATGCTTGTAGATCTATGGCCCATCTTTTTTCCATTAACAACTGGCAAAGGAACAAGAACATCTATGTTAGGATCGTTATCAACATTAGTATCATACTCTCCAACACAATCTGGATTGCTCCAACTGTCATAAATATTTTGTGTTGCTTTCCAAATGTTTTCGCAAACATCATGCTCTGTCAATTCTCCAATCTCCCAATAATGTCTATCAGATCCAGAGATTTTATAGTTTGCAATATGCACTGGTTGATCTTCAAATGCTTTGTGAATAACAGCAATATTTTTTGGTAATGGTATTTTTATTTTTTTCATTAAGCAGCCTCCTTTTGTTTTTCTGTGTAACCAGTTTTAACGTACTTCATGTCTTTGAAATCAACATCTAAAAGTAATGTTTCATACTTATCTCCACCATAAAGAACTAATCTGTTCTCTACCTCATTGTGTAAGAAATAGAATTTAACAAGCACCGCTTTGTAATGATGCTTTAAGTATTCTACTGTGTCATCTGCTAGATATTGGTTCTTGTCTTTTTTCTTGGCAGCTTTGTTAAGCTTCTCAAGATCTTGAACATTTATGTATTGATATTTCATGCAGCCTCCTGTGTTAGTGTTAATCAAAAAAATTACCTCTGTGCCATACCCAAGTATTTTTTGGGCTTCCATCTCTTGGCCCAAACCATGCACCTTCTGGTAAATTAAAATAGTCATTCGCAGCGACCATGGCTTTATCTGGGCAACCATGCTCATTGACAGTATCTGTCATCTGGAATTTGTCGTTGTCAAAAATGAAAGTTAATAACTCTCCCTTTTTCAAGCAGCCTCCTTTGTTAAAGTTTTTTACCATATATAATATATATAATTATTATATATCAGATGTCAATCCCAGGTTGATGATTTATTTTAATTGCGTGTATTTCCCAGGTTTTGCCTTCTTTA